GCAGCAGCCCAGGATGCAATCACCGCAGCTCTTCGTGATGCTGGTCAGGCGATTGATGAAGACGTTGTTGGCAAACTTACTGGCAAAGCTGCCATGTATTTCGCTAACATTATCAATAAGCTGAATAAGTAAGATAATGTCTTTGAAACCCCGGTAGTTTCGGCTATCGGGGTTTTTCCGCATCTCGACATATTAGCAACGAGGAAAGAGGTTTCTTACAATGCAATATGGAGTAATATGTGGACAAAGAAGAACTCAGAAAATCAATAGAGGATGCGGGCGATGCGATTATAACGTATAAAAGCCCAAACTCTAAAAAGGTAAAGTATAACGTCTGTACGGTAGACTTTACAACGCCCTATATACGAGATAAAAGTAATAGGGCAAAAGAAGATGATGATACGCTTCTCATGTTTTGTTGGGATACGGATTCGTTTCGCCTAATGAAACCTGAAAACGTAAAGTCTGTCGTTCCTTTAGCGGCAGTGCTAAAGAATGAGTGACATTTACAGTAGAATAATTACAAACGATGGTTTTAAGCAAGTTCGGTTGTACATAAATGAATTTCGAGAGCAAGAGTATCTTCACATACGTGAGTTCTATCTCGATTTTGACGAAGAATGGAAACCAACCCCAAAAGGAATATCTATTCCACTTGAAATAGAAACGTCAAAAGAATTATTTATTGCCATCTCAGAAATTTTATCGCTAGCTGAAAGTAAAAAAGTTGTCGAAGAAGTGTTTGGAGATTTGATAAAGAGTATATACGATAGTTAGTATATCTCAAGATTGGAGAAATACTTATGGCCTGGGAAGATAAGGACGGTTTAGAGAAAAACATTGAGAAAATGAGCAACGAGTGGAATAAGCTAAAGAAAGAAATGAAGCCTCATTGGCTACGTTTCTTTAAACGCCCTTATGACGGGCATTCGTTTGTAAATTTATTTGTTGAGTCTCGAAGAATAAGTCCGTACTTTACAGGCCACATAGATTCCATTCTATATCCAGTATTAGTTGGCATTAATGCGTACTTTATTATAAAGGCTATTATATGATTCTTTTTGCTTTTGGCTGTGGCGCTATAATTATAGTGTTATTGGTAGCACAAATTATAGAATATTTTGTGGAAGAGATAAATAAGTATTGACTTCTAATGTCAAAGCCTCTATAATATTCTTTTTGGAGCAGCCATGAAAGACTTTCTAGACCGTGCAGCTAAAGCATACTATGACGGTAATCCGATCATTAGCGATGAAGAGTTTGACGCTCTTTCGTCCGCTTATCAATACGAAGATGTGGGAACCTCTGATGGAGAAGTACCACATCTTTATCAAATGTCTAGCCTTCAGAAAGTATTTGAAGGTGAAGCTAGCCCCACTATTTTCAGTGAGCACGATCTCGTAGTAACGCCCAAATTAGATGGGGCGGCAGTTGCGCTTATCTATGAAAATGGACTCTTCATTCGTGGCCTTACTCGAGGAAATGGTAAGAAAGGTCGAGTAGTTACTAATCTTCTCCGCCATCTCGTCCCCGCGAGAATTTCGAGAAGCGGACTTGTTCAGGTAACTGGAGAAGTAGTAGCTCCGAAGGAAATTCCAAATGCTAGAAACTATGCTTCTGGCGCGCTGAATCTCAAAAGCGAAGAAGAGTTTCTTACTCGTGACCTTACGTTTATTGCGTACGATATTTCTCCAAAAGAAGAAACGCACTGGTCTACAGAAATGGCTAAACTCGTCGAGTTTAACACTGTAGTCCAATCAGACTGGAGACAGTTTCCAGATGACGGAAAAGTATTTCGTATTGATTCAAATGCTGAATTTCAGAGAGCAGGCTATACAGCTCACCATCCTCGTGGTGCTTTTGCACTCAAACGCAAGGCTCCTGGAGTAGTGACTAAACTACTCAATGTAATCTGGAATGTTGGTAAGTCCGGAGTAATCTCTCCAGTGGCTATTCTCGAGCCAGTTAAAATTGGAGAAGCAACCGTATCAAAAGCTACTCTTCATAACATTCGATTTATTGAAGATATGAATCTTGAGATCGGTTGCATGGTAGAAGTAATTCGTTCAGGGGAAATCATTCCCAAGATTGTGAGGAGAGTTTCGTGATTGACGATAGCAATATGTTTGGCTATCATGGTATCCTTGATAGAAAAACCCACTATGTTCCAGCTATTGGAATATTCGACCACTTTTGGGCTCTTCGCCAGTCTACTCGTGACAAAGTTCTAGAGGGTTGGATAGCTACTCTTCAAATTATTCTTGAGAATAAAGACTTTGAGCCAGAAGAAATTTGTGGCAATGTTCTCATGTTTACAAATGAAAGTGTTATGGAAGAGAAAGAGTCTGATAATGTAGTGCAGTTTCCTAGTATTACTCGTTCGCTGTGAGCGGAATCTACAACGAAACTTTTTTTCGTAATCATCCCGAAGAAGCGAACGGGCCAGGCGTACTTTACTGTGTGATTTTAGTCAATAAGAAAACTCTCGAACGAGAGTGTATTAAGATTGGAATTGCGTATGGAAAGAACTGGAAAGATGTTCTTCGCCGCAGTCGCGGATTTACCGGATATGAAGTAAGAATTCAAAAGATAGTTCACAGCAGTCTTTATAATTGCTGGAAACTAGAACAAGAACTACACGCTAAATTTTCTCATTTGCACTTTAGTCCAAACTCAAAGTTTGGTGGGTATACAGAATGTTTTCAAATAGACAACGATATAATCCGCGCAGTGCCAAAGAAAATTTAAGTCAGCTTGAAAAAAATAGTTCTTGACTTTTAAGGTGAAATAATCTATAATATCCCTTCAATAGATCGAGAAAGCTGTTGTGAAAATAAATGTGCCAACTAACTGTCCAAGCTGCGAGTCTCCCCTCGTCTGGAAAAATGACCTTCTTTATTGTGTCAACGAAGATTGCGGCAGCAGGGCATTTAAGCGCATTCAACACTTTGCACAGACTTTGAAAATCAAAGGCCTGGGGCCTTCATCAATCCAGAAACTTGACATACAAGATATTCATGATATTTATCATATGTCAGAAGAGCAGATTGTAGAAGGACTTCAGTCTGAGAAACTGGGCACAAAACTTGTAGAAGAAATTGAGAAATCAAAATCAGTTTCCCTCGAACAAGTTCTTCCCGCATTTTCTATTCCTCTTATTGGTAAAACTGCGGCAGAGAAACTCTGCAAGGTTATTAACCATATCTCAGAAGTTACTGTAGAGGTTTGTGAAAAAGCAGGACTTGGCCCGAAAGCAACAGAAAATCTGTTGAATTGGTATGAGAGTGAGTTTGTTGGTATTCTAGACTCTCTTCCTTTTTCTTTCGCTACTGTCGGTAGTGAGAAACCAACTAAAGGTATTGTTTGTATTACAGGAAAACTGAAATCATTCAAAACCAAAGCGGAAGCCGAAAAGATTTTGCTAGACTTGGGATACGGTATAAAATCCTCACTTACAAAAGAAGTCACAATTCTAGTTAATGAAAGCGGTATTGAATCTGCAAAAACCCAAAAAGCTAGAGACGCTGGTGTCTCTATTGTTACTAACCTTCTTGAACTGATAGGAAATTGAAAATGACGAAACAAAAATGGACTGACGAGCGCACGGACGCTCTTGCAAAATTTGTTGGCGATGAGGCTCCTGTGTCTCACGCTACTGTAGTAGCTGCTGCTGACGAGATGGATGCTTCCCCTCGTTCGGTAGCTTCGAAGCTCCGTAAAATGGGTTATGAAGTCGAGTCGTCTGCTACGGCAACGACGAAGGCTTTCTCAGACGCTGAAGAGGCTACTCTTCGCACGTTTGTTGCCGATAACTCCGGCGAGTACACCTACGGCGAAATCGCAGCTGCGTTCGCTGGCGGTAAGTTCTCTGCCAAGCAAGTACAGGGTAAACTCCTGTCGATGCAACTGACGGAGCACGTTAAGCCGACTCCGAAAGCCGAAGTAGTACGTTCGTTCTCTGCCGCTGAAGAGCAGCAGTTTATCGCTCTGGCTGCTAAGGGCGCTTTCCTCGAAGACATTGCTGACGCTCTCGATCGCAATGTTAACCAAATTCGTGGCAAGGCACTTTCGCTTCTGCGTTCGGGCGCTATTGACGCGATCCCGGCTCAGAAAGAGAGCCATGCTTCCGCCAAGGCCGATCCTTTGGAAGGCGTTGACGTAGCAAAAATGACCGTTGAAGAAATTGCTGAGCAAATCGGTAAGACGGCTCGTGGTGTTAAGACCATGCTGACCCGTCGCGGCCTCCAGGCTGCTAACTACGACGGCGCTGCTAAGGCTGCAAAAGCTGCCGAAGCTGGTTAATTCTTAAAATTTAAGAATGCGGCCTACTGGGAAGGGATAACACCCTTCCCAGTTTTTTTCTTTGCATATTTATTATTACGGGGGATGATAGGTGAATCTGGCTAGTATTCTTCTCAAGTCTATAATCGCCAACAGCGATATAGACACTTGGGCGGAATGCCAGTATCATTACTTTCCATCCGAATATTCCGAGATTTGGAAGGTAATAGATAAATATGTGCAGACACATGGCGTTCTTCCCTCTTTCGACTCAATCAATCTATCTCTTCGTGACGGTCTTCTTCGAGAACGTTTCTTTTCGCTAGAAAAAGCAGAAGATGTAGATATTGATGGAAAAACACTTCTTGAGTATCTCAAGAACGAATACACACAAATAGAAATTATGTCGCAGCTCGAAAAGTATCTTGAAGATACTATTGCTATTGAGTCTGCGGCCGAAAATATTGAAGCTCTTCAGAATATTGTTTTGAGTGTCGAAGATAAGGTCGACCTGAAGGGCGCTAGTGAGAATATGAGAAAAATGGAACTCTTCGAACCAGAAGAGGATCTTCAGCGTCATATACCTCTTGGCTTGAATGGCGACTATGATAGAATACAGTCTTTTGCTCCTTCTGAGCTAATTTTGATTGGTGGTCGTCGTGGTGCTGGTAAGTCTACTACTTGTGCTAATATTGCAGCAAATGTTTTTGCAAATGGCAACTCTGTAATGTATTTTACAATTGAGATGACAGCACGAAGCATTATGCAGCGTTGTTGTTCTGTAGCTACTGGAATTCCGCATACTGCTATTCGAAACAGAAATCTTTCTCTTGGTGAATGGCAGCTTGTAGCAGAATGGTGGGCTACTCGATTTGAAGATGGTGAGAGAGCTTATAATAGTTATCTCTCCCATAGAGACTTTACAAAATTTCACAAAGAACTTACAGTAAAACCTCTTCGGCAAAAACAGTTGGATATTGTGTATAACCCTTCTCTTACTCTAGCTAATATTCGAACTGAGCTAGATAAGAAAATGAATAAACTCGAGCCTCGAGTTGTTATCGTAGACTATATTAACCAAGTAAAGCGCGGAATTATTACTCGAAATAGAATGGGTCAATATGACTGGACTGAGCAGATTGAAATTAGTAAGGCTCTCAAAAGCTATGCTCAGGATTATAACGTGATTATGGTTTCTCCTTATCAGATTGATGCAACTGGCGAAGCTCGCTTTGCAAAAGGTATTCTTGACGCAGCAGATGCTGCATTTACTCTAGATACCTATGATAGGGCTGATAATATTATTACGTTTAACTGCGTAAAGATGAGAAGTAGTGAAGAAGTATCTTTTACATCTACAATGGACTGGGTGTCCTTGAAGATTGGCCCTTGCACTGGAGAAGTTCCAAAGAAGGGCGAAGTGACAGAAGATGTTTATGAGGCGATATAATGAGCAGCGTAGAACAGGTTCTTGATGAAAAAGGAATACAGTATAGGCAGTCTGGAAAAGACTTACTAATACGCTGCCTCAATCCAGACCATGATGATAGTAATCCTTCAATGCGAGTTGATCGTGTTCTTGGAATTTTTAATTGTTTTGCTTGCGGTCATAAAGGTAATCTTTTTAAGCACTACAAAGTAGAAGTTAGTGAAACAGGCATTCGACGAGAAAAGATACGTCGAATAATGGATAATCTTCGTAGTGCTGGAGTAGGTCTTTCAATGCCGGAAGGCTATCAGACATTCGAGAGAAGCTGGAGAGGAATAAGTGCAGAAACCTATAAGAGATTTAATGCTTTTTATCACATTGCTCCGAATTTTTCTGGGCGCGTTAATTTCCCTATTCGTAGCCCGAGTGGTAGAATAGTAGCTTTTCAAGGTCGTGATGAGAGCGGTACACTTCAGAACAAATATATGTTTACTCCTCACGGAGTTAAACTACCTCTTTATCCGCTAGCAAAACCAATACAGGGTAGAGTAATTCTAGTAGAAGGTATTTTTGATATGCTTAATCTACACGATAAAGGTCTTGACAATGCAGTTTGCTGTTTTGGAGTTAATAACTTCAACGAAGATAAACTTACTTTATTGAAAATTTCAGGAGTATCTGGTATTGATATTATATTTGACGCAGACGATGCTGGAAAAGCTGGTGCAGAAAAGATAAAAAAGATAGCTGGAGAGTTTCCCTCTCGAGTTGTAACACTAAAAGCAGGCGACCCTGGCTCTTTATCAGAT